ATAGATTTATATTGTGAATCATCTAATGCTCATTATACTCGAATAGAAGCAGCTGCTCACTCAGCGTATTCAGGAAATGTCACAGTAACATTACCAGTCGCGACAGGTACATTAGCTCTTACTTCAGGTAATATTACAGGATCAGCAGCTACATTAACGACACCAAGAGCGATCAATGGTGTTAACTTTGATGGATCAGCTGCAATCACAGTTACAGCTGCAGCAGGAACATTATCAGGTAACACACTTAAGTCAACTGTATTAGCTTCAAGTTTAACTTCTGTAGGAACTCTAACAAGTTTTAGATCAACAGGAATAGATGATAATGCTGATGCATTAGCTATAACTATTGACAGTAGTGAGAATGTTGGAATTGGTAATGCCTCACCACAAGTTAAGTTTGTAGTTGGTGATGGAACAAATGGAACAGGGTTAGAAGTTACACCAAACGAATCAAGTGGTTATGTAAACATGAACTCCTATGATAGAGGAAGTTCAGCATGGCGTAATATGAATATTGGTGGAGATGCTATTACTTTAAACACAGGTGGTTCAGAACGCGTGAGTATTAGTGATACAGTAGTAAATATAACAGGTATATTAAAAGAAAATTCAATACCAACAAGATCGAGGTCTATAGCTATGGCTATGGTCTGGGGATAAACATAGGAGAATAATATGGCAAATCCAAACATAGTAGCAGCCACTTCGATACTAGGAAAAAGTATAAACGGAGCTTTAGGTACTACAGTAACAACAGACTTATTAACTTGTGCGAGTAACAAGTTATTAAAAGTCAACACAATTATCATAGCTAACATTGATGGATCAAATTCAGCAACTGTAACAATGGGAATTATCAAGAGTGGAGGTTCAGTAGTGTTATTTGCTAAAACAATAGCTATACCAGCTGACGCTAGTTTAACATTAATTGATAAAAACTCAGGACTATATCTTCAAGAAGGAGATATCTTAGAAGGTGGTGCAAGTGCAGCAGGTGATTTAACTTACACTATTAGTTATGAAGAAGTAGACGACGCGTAAGGAGTAATCGTATGGCTCATTTTGCAGAATTAAATAGTAGTAACGAAGTACTAAGAGTAGTAGTAATATCTAATACAGATGTTGATGCTAATGGTGGTGATCAACACGCGGATGCTGAAACATTCGTGACTAATTTATTAGGACATGAGAGTGGTGGAGTCGTTTGGAAACAAACTTCTTTTAATCACAATTTTAGAAAACAATATGCCGGTATAGGTTATAGTTATGATACTTCTAAAAATAAATTTATTGGTATAAAACCTTTTCCGTCTTGGTCATTAAATAGTGATGATGATTGGGAAGCTCCTATATCTTATCCTGATGATGATAAAGATTACAACTGGAATGAAACAACCGAAAACTGGGATGAGGTATAAACATGGCTAGTATAAATGGTGGAATAATTGGAAAACAAAATAATCCTTCAGATTTATCTGTAGCTGGTGAAATAACGACATTTACTTCAAGTGGTACTCTTACAACAGGTTCAGCAACGAGTGCAATTGAATACTTAGTAGTCGCTGGTGGTGGTGGAGGCGGTTCTCGTTTCGGTGGTGGCGGAGGTGCTGGTGGTTTTAAAACCAATCTAGGAGGTACTAAGGTAAATGTTAGTGCGTCAACAGGATACGCTGTAACAGTTGGGGCTGGTGGTGCTGGTGGTGTTGCTACTGGTAGTTCGGGTACAGGTGGTGCTGGTTTTGGAACAATAGGCAGTAATTCTGTTTTAGCCGCTGGGTCTATTACTTCAACAGGTGGTGGACCAGGTGGTGCTGGTGACTCCGAATCAATGACTAATATTGTAGGTGGTTCAGGTGGTGGAGGTGCTGGTAGATTTGCGACTACAGGTGGATTAGCTTCTCCAACAGGACAAGGAAACAATGGTGGTAATGGTAGTGGTCAATCAATGGGTGGTGATGTTTTTAGAGGAGCTGGTGGTGGTGGTGCAGGAGCAGTAGGTAGTAACTCAACAGCTACAGACAATACTGCTAATGGAGCAGGTGGAGTTGGTTTAGCTAATACTATTACAGGTTCTAGTGTTGTTTATGCTGGTGGTGGCGGTGGAGCTGGCGGAGCTTCAAATCAAAGTACTAACTCAGCAGGTGGTAATGGTGGTGGTGGAGATGGTTCATGTACTGGGGCAACTACAGGTTCTGCTGGAACAGCTAACACAGGCGGTGGCGGAGGTGGTGGAGCTTACAGCGCTCCTAATAATCAGGTAGCAAAAGCAGGCGGTTCAGGAGTTGTTATAGTTAAAGAAGAAGCTGGAACTGTTAAAATAGCATCAGGTATGTGGAACTTACAAGCACTCTATAATAACAGAGTCGCTGATAATTGGGTATAAAGAATGGAAATTGAAATGTCACACCTATTATGGAATGTTATACTAACTTTAGTTCTAGTTCCTCTAGCTTGGTGGATTAGAACATCACATGATGAAATTAGAAGACAAGATATTCTTCTCAACAAGACAAGAGAAGAAATAGCCAGAGATTATGTCTCAAAAAGAGAAATGGCCGAAGATATGAACCGAATATTAGACGCCATTAATAAACTTAACGATAAATTAGACCGAATCCAAGAAGCTGCAGCTAAAGAATTCAGACTTTAAACTTTCTATTTGATATAAATAGTAGTTAACAGAGGATTTTTTATATGGCTAAACCCAACAGTAAAGCACAACTTATTTCATATTGCAAACGACAGCTTGGGGCACCAGTTGTAGAAATCAATGTTGATGACGATCAAGCCGATGATATCATGGACGATGCAATTCAATTTTTTGAAGAATATCATTATGATGGGTCGATAAGAACTTATCTTAAACATCAAATAACCCAAACAGAAATAGACAAACAAAAAACAAACTCCAATGTCACCTCATCAACAAGTGGTGGGTCCGACAATGGTGCTACTACATGGTTAGAAGGTAATAACTATATTGAACTACCTGAATCAATTATGTCAGTTGTCAGAGTATTAGATATTAGTTCTAGTACTAACAATATGTTTGACTTAAGGTATCAGTTAAGACTACATGATATGTATGACCTAACATCTACTTCTATTTTACATTACGAAATGGTACAACAACATTTAGGTATGTTAGATGATATGTTAGTCGGTTCAGCATTCATGCGTCACAGTAAACACGGAAACAGACTCTATATTGATATGGATTGGGACGGGAATATACAAGCAGGTGAATATATTGTTATTGAATGTATTAGAAAACAAGACCCGACAACCTATACAGATATCTTCAATGATGTTTGGTTAAAGAAGTATACCACAGCTAAAATGAAATTACAATGGGGACAAAACTTGATTAAGTTTGAAGGAATCGTTTTACCAGGTGGTGTTACTCTTAATGGAAGACAATTAGTTGACGATGCAAAAGAAGAAATACAAAGACTGGAAGAAGAACTAAGACTTGGATATGAATTACCAGTAATGGATATGATAGGATAGCCACAACATGGCAACAAATGTATTTTTCAGTCAACAAGTAAAGACTGAACAAAATTTAGTAGAAGATTTAATTGTAGAGTCGTTGAGGTTCTATGGTCATAATTGTTATTACTTACCCAGAAAAATAGTTAATGAAGATACTATATTAGGTGACGCAGCCGACAATAAATTTGAAGACGCGTACGAAGTTGAAATGTATCTTGAAGGAGTTGAAGGATTTGAGGGTGAAGGTGATTTGTATTCTAAATTTGGAGTAGAAGTCCGAGATACTGCGACCTTCATATTATCAAGAAGGAGTTGGGAAAGATTTGTTTCATTAGACGCAAACTTAGCTACGGGATTAAGACCCAACGAAGGTGATTTAATCTACTTCCCATTATCAAAAAGTATATTTGAAATTAAATTCGTGGAACATGAGAATCCTTTCTATCAGTTAGGTAAATTATACACATTTAAATTAACTTGTGATCTATTTGAGTACTCAGGTGAAGACTTTGATACAGGAGTTTCAGCTCTTGATGTTGATTTAGAACTAGCACAAGGGACCGCCGTACAGTTAACATTGGCGGATACACCAACAATAAGAGACTTTGTTGTTGGAGAATCAATTTCACAACAAATAAACGAGACAGTAGTTATTTCAGGTACAGTTTCAGCGTGGGATGAGAGTACAAACAAAGTTACTGTATCACGAATCAATTCAACAGACACGACAGGTACACATCAAACTTTCGTAGTTACAGATACAACATTAGGTCGTATTAAAACTGAAGATTCGATGGACGGAGATTTGATAGCCATGAGTGGAACTGGTCAAGAGGGTTATAATATTGACTTTGAAGACGGAACTGCTGGTATATCATTACCAAGTTATATTACAGATGGTACAACGGGTACAGATAATATTCAAAATGAAGCGTCATCTGATGGTATTCTATTAGAATCTGGTACAGGGTTTGATCAGTCACCAGAAGATCATATTACAGTTGAAGATAGTTTGGCCTCAAGACGAAGTGTCACACTTGTTGGTTCAGACCAAACACTATCTACTGATGCGGGTGCCTTCAACTTAGAAATAGAAACAGACGCTGACGGAATTATAGATTTTTCTGAAGGTAATCCATTCGGAGAATCTACATAATGTTCGGAAATCATTTTTATCATTCAACTTTTAAGCGAGCAGTATCAGTATTTGGTACATTGTTCAACAATATTAGTATCAAAAGAGGAACAGGTGAAGTTCTTAAAGTACCTCTAGCGTATGGACCTAGGTCTAAATGGATTGCTAGATTGCAACAGGACAGTTTAGACGGTACTACCAGAACGGCTGTAAGTCTTCCCAGAATGGGATTTGAAATGACTTCTATAGCCTATGATTCTACTAGAAAGTTAACAAAGAAAACTCAATATAGAAGACCCGATGTTAATAATCCTCTACAAATGCAATACACATACGCACCAGCTCCTTATGATATAGGATTCAGTTTAAGTATTCTTGTAAAAAACACGGATGATGGATTACAGATTATAGAACAAATACTACCATATTTTACACCCGATTACACAGTAACTATTAATACAGTACCAGATATGGGTGAAAAAAGAGATATACCTATCATATTAGAGAGTGTAACTCAAACAGATGAATACGAAGGTGATTTTGAAACTAGACAAGTGTTAAGATTTGATTTAGAATTCATGATGAAAAACTATATCTATGGTCCTATTACTGATTCTAAAATTATTAAGAAAGCTAATGTTCGCACTTACATGGAAACGGGTACAGGTAAAATTACTGATGCTGATAATGCAGGTCGAGTAGTTAATCAAACAGTTACAACAAACCCACCCGATGCTGATTCTGACGATACATTTACATACAATGAAGTAACAGAATGGTTCGAACAACCTACTATAACATATTCAGACGATAAATCAACTGATCCCAAGTAGTTATAAATACATATTATGAGTAAAG